CAGTACAAATACCTCCTCCTAGACTCCCCGCTGGCCGAGGAGCTTTTCTGTAAACACTACCTTGACCTCGAACTCGCTCCATACCAAGTCTTCAGCATGAAACTGATTAGGGGCAGGTTCCACAGTGAAGAGGAAATCTATCGCTTCATCCACGACAACGACATGGAGTGGATGTTTGACAACGGGTACATCAAGCACGGCGGAAATGACGGCATCAGCCCTTACTACTGGGAGAAACCTAATGTTCTTATCCTTTGGCCAGCAGGGTTTGGCAAGACAACCATCGTCTCCACTCGGGCGATTCCTGTCATGGAGATATGCGACAATCCTAACAGCAGAAACCAGTACATCGGAAAGAACGAGACAGAATCGTTCTCCTTCTCAACCAACATAAGGCGGGAACTCCAGAACCCGCGCATCGTCAAGGACTTCGGAGACCCCAAGCCGACCGACAAGGCTGTGCCGTGGGCGAACCAAGCATTCTCTGTCCAGCAGCGGCAATGGAGGGATGTACGTGAGAACTTTGAGTTCTACGGAACTAACAGTCACGCCGAACTCGGCAAGCGCAGCGACAGAGTATACATTGACGACGTTGAGACTCCCGACACGGCCCGCACTCCGGATATGCGAGACAAACTACTGGAATGGATGCGGATTGGGCCGCTTACATCTGCGCGTCCTATTTGGCCAAGAGACGGACTCGGAAATGTAAGGATTCCAAAGACCATCGACTGGAGCAGGACTGCCCGCTACTGGAGCGCAGCTTTCGTTGGAACCATCTTCCATCCAGAGGGTCTCTATGCCATGCTGATGAGGGACCCGACATTCACCTGTGTAAAGTTCGACTGCTATAAGGACAAGAAGTGCACTGTCGGACTTTCCTTCAACGAAAAGACCAACGCCGACACGATGCTCAGTGCAAAAGACCTCCAACGAGAACTGCGCTCCATCGGGATATTGTCGTTCAACAAGCGTTACCGCAACATCGCGTACAATGAGGAGGAAATGGCGTTCCGAGAGGCATGGGTGCGCGGGACCGAGGAGGAAGTGAATGGACAACGCATCCATCACGTCGGGTGTCTTGATAAGGACCGTTCTTTTGGCGACCCAGACCAACGCTGGGACCTTTACTGCGGATTCGACCCTGCTTCAGGCTCTCGCTCTCGCTGGTCAGCTCATGCCGCATATGTCATTCTTGGTGTTGACAAAGAAGACCCAAGGGGACGAATACACTTGGTCGATTACCTTAAACTCCAAGAAAACTTCGACCGTATGCTAGACCACCTTCTTGAGGGCAACCCTAAATACGCGATAGAGGGTTTCTACGCCAAATACCGCTATGGGTGTGCAGTGGTGGAGGACAACGCCTTTGGGAAGTGGATTATCGACAATGACAGGATGAAGCCCTACATTGACAAGGGCCTTATCCGCTCCCACCACACGGGTGCGAATAAGACAGACCCAGAGGCCGGTGTTTTCTCAATGGGCAGCATGATTCAGGACGGACGCTTCCGCATCCCATACAAGGAGTCCTCTGACATGGACAAGGCGGAATCCTTCATCGGTGAACTCCTCATGTACCCGAAGGGCACCTGTGACCTCGTTATGAGCATGTGGCTGGCCACACGATATATGCGCATCGGCAAGCCGGAGTACAAAACTGTGGTTGGACCGGGGAGTCGGGTCAAGCACTATCACAATCCTTCCAGATGATGTGGTATACTGTGAAGTGGACACTTATGAAAGTAGGGGGGTGTTATGGCTGACAGCGGCGTTGATGCCATCGTAAAGCTGTTCAAGGAGCGCGAAGAAGCTGAAGGTGCTCGCAATAGCTCATACGACGAGGTGCTACAGTTCTACAGCGGTAACACGTTCCAAGAGGCGAAGAAGCAGGGGTTCCTCTCCGGCATCGCCAATGCTCTCACTTCCATCTTCACTCCAGATGTCGGCGACGAAGACGCCGAACTCACCACCCCCATCAACCTTGTCAAACCGGCGATTGAGAACAAGGTCGCGTTCCTTGCACTCCCCCCCACCATCAGGGTCATTGAGCCGCCTGACAAGTTCGCCCCGATGGAGGCCCCGCCCGGTGGGCCGGGTATGCCGGGGAACGACCCCGCTGCGATGGGACAGATTCCAGAACCCATCCCCGGAGCGGCCCCGATGGAGGGTCCCGATGGGCAAGAGGCGATTCCCGCAGCCCCGCCCGGACCTCCTCCCGTCCCCATGGAGGGCGGTCAGCCGCTGGCACCCGGACCTACGAACGCCGACTGGGGACTCGACTTCGCAGACCGCCTACAGAACGTCATCGAATCCCTGCTGGCCTTCTCCAACATGCCGCAGAGATGTAGAGATGTGGCGTGGAGCATGTGCGCCATGGATGGTGCTGTCATCGGCGTGTGGCCCGACCTACGGCACGGACGCCCACGCATCATCACGCGCACCCCGCAGGACTTCTACCCGATTGCCTACGACCCTGACGGACTTGACCTGAAGGTGGCTATGTGGAAGGACACCCTCAGCGGGGCAGAGATTGTGGCTAGGTACGGAGACAAGTTCCTCAAGGACTATGACGGCAGGCCAGAGGTGGATGTCATCTACCACATCGACGAGAAGAAGTTCTCCACCGTCCTTGACGAGAAGGAGTGGGCGCACCCGCCGATGGACAACATGGCCGGTATCGTCCCGTTCGTCTGTGTCGGCGCACTTGGACTCCCCGGTATGATTTTCGGCAGCACTGACATCAAGGACGCTATTCCGGTAGCCAAGCAAATCAACAAGCATATGTATCTCGTAGAGGAAATGGCTGCCGCCATGATTCGTCCCACCATCGCAGTGAAGGACCCGCTGGAGGTACCAGACGACATCGCCATCGGGCGTGGTGGCCTGATGACCATGGGGCCGAACGGCTCTGTCGAACTGCTTGGTCCGATTCAGCTTCCCAGCGCATTCTGGGGCCTCGCCTCACAGCTTGAGAACTGGTTCAACATCATCGCCGACAACCCAGACGCGCTGAGGTCAGTTGACGGTGGAGGGATGACCACCGGCAAGGGATTCAACGCCAAGCTCGGCCCCATCGGTGCTCGTATGCAGCAGCGGCTTGAAATCCTGATGAGCGCATGGCGTCAAGCCATCAAGTACATGCTGATTATGTGGGCGAACTTCCCCGGCATGAAGTCTGTGACCGCCTCTGGCGTGAAGATGAAGGAGTCGTTCTACCTCGACGCGACACCGGAAGAGTTCAAGGTAAATGGAGAAATCTGGACAGAGATTGACGTGTTCCTTGAGGCACAAGCCTACATCGACCGTCAGGGTAACGCCGTGGAAATCATGCAGCTCTACCAGAACGAACTTCTTGACTGGGATACGGCTGTCGACAACCTCCATCAGGTGAAGAACCGGAAGAAGACACGCTCTAACATCGACAAGGACCGTCAGTGGAAGGCAGAGGGTCTGGCAACGGCTCAGGCCGCCGCACAGAGTCCGATGACGGCGAACCCCTCTATGGCTGCCCAGCCAATGACCGAGTTCGGGCTTGAGACTGGGTTCAAGGGCGAGACCGGCCCGCCGCCGGGTCCTGAAGGCATGATGGGCGAGGGTGCTCCAATGGAAGGTGGCCCGATGGGTGGCGCGGCTGACGGAGAGGTAGACACCGCAGCGGAAGTCATCAGCCTCATGCAGGAGTTCTTCACGTCGATTGAAAAGCTCAAGGGCAGCGTCTGGTTCGGTGGAGACCCTGTTACATCGCCGGAGAAGTTCTCTGACGACAGTTGGACCGTCACGGTGTGGGTCACGGACCCGCTGGACCAAGGCACCATCACTCGGGCCGCAGAAAAGGTCGATGTGCTGTACGGTCGCCTCAGGTTCAAGCGCGGTGAACCCGGTCCTTCACTGAACGCGATACAGGTCGCTGGTACTGGTGAGGACGAGACTGACGACGAGATGCTACTGGGAGGGGAGGTCCCGATGGGAGAAGCACCGCTGGAGGGGGCACCCCAAGAAGAGGATGAGATAGCGATGATGTTGGGCGGGCAGTGACGTGGCTGGGCGCGGAACCATCTCGGTGAACCAGTCGCCGCAGCATGGAGACAAGACGGCTCTTGACAGCGCAAGCAAGGCCATTACCTACACGCCAGACACCATGGTCCCCACCCCGGCCAAGGGGGCTGGAAGGCCGAGAACGTCAGGACCACAACAGGCGCAGCAACCATCGGCACAGCCTCAGGCACAGCCAGAAGGTGTCCCCACGCAGCATCAGGACGCCATCAGGCGTCTTCGGGACGCCTACAGGGTCAACCAGTATTGGCAGAACGTCTACGCAACCTACCCAGACGAGTGGACGAGATGGTACGCACAGGACGCGCAGAGGAATCTCGAACAGGTGAAGATGATGGTCCGTAACTCTACCCCATTCTTCTCTGAATAATGGCCCTCATTGGTCCGGGCGGCAAGCCCTATCGTAAGAAGAAAAAGAAGCCACAGAAGCCGCAGAGGCCACAGGCGGCTAGGGTCAACCGCGAACGCGCATCAGGCTATGCTCCACCGAAACCTGCTGCGAGGCCCCCGCGAGAGCCGAATGTAAACCCACAGCGGTATAAAGACCTCGACCCAGACCTAACCCCGACCATCACCACGAATGTACGGACTCTCACCGACGCATTCGAGGCGAAGTTCAACAGACGGCCCACCTCAACGCAGGCATTCCAGATGCTCTCAACCATCGGGAACGAGGAACTCGGGCCGGGGGATTGGGGAGCGTTCCTAGCCCCAGCCATCGCCAGCAACTCCGCAAGTGCCGAACTGATGAAGTATGCCCACCAATACTACCGGGAAACCGGGTATTTCCCCAACGCTGCACATATGAAGATTATTATGCAGTCAGGCGGGAAGGTGAACTTCGGAGATATGGCAACTCCGCGCAACGACCACGTACTCGCCGACGTTCTGTTCAACGGAGCATTGAAGGATGCCCGAACGAAGGAGCGTGAACGCGCCAAGAAAAGCAACTACCGCTTTTCCAACAAGGACATCATGAAGATGCCGGGTGGGCCGAAGACGCTGGCCGGGGCTATGAAGGCCCGCCAACTCGCCAACCGCCCGATGTTCACACTTGGTAAGACATGGGACGCTGAAGACCCCGACGAGCGCATCAACCAGAAGGACCTTGACCGTATCAACGAGGTGAGAACGTGGTACGGTATGACGACTTTCAAGAAGAAAATCGAGAAGAACATCATCGACCGTGAGACCATTGAGAATGCAGGAAGTTGGATGGTGAACCCGGACGGCAGCCACAACAAGGAAGCTGCCAAGGTCGTCTCCACGCTTGCCGGGAAAGATGCGCTCATCGGCCTCGATACATTCGTCGGCCTGAAGGACAAGGCATTCCACAACAAGGACCTTGGCAAACCGGCGCAGCGTCATGTCGATGCATTTGGGAAGAGGCTCATGGAAATCTTCCCAGACATGCAGGGTCCGGGGAAGGACGGCCATTTCCTCTGGAACGACAACTACGATAGATTCGCAGCCATGTTCCTCTTCAACGCCAACCTTCCCGACGCACTGCTGAGAAATGACTTCCCAGAGGACAGTGCTGAGTGGAAGCGCATCGAGAAGAGAAAGAAACTGGCACAGGCGGGACTCTCCATCGCAACATCGGGTGTCATCAAACCGACTGACGACATCCGTGAATGGATAGAGAACGCACGTTTCCTTGGCCCAGTCGACAGCCCTGCACACTTCAGCGACATCCTCGACGAGTACCTGTTCGAGAACTGCTATCTTGGCACCATAGCTGGAATGGACACCCCGCTGGCCACCGCAATGGCAGAGTACGTCACGAAGTACGGTGGAGGAAGGGTAGAATCTCTGCCCCTGAAATACCGCCAGCAGTATCAGGACATCGAGGCCGCCGCCTACGCATCCCGTAAGGACGCGAGGGTGAAGTACGGAGACAGCCCCCTTAGCGTAAACTTCGGGATGATGTTCGACGAGGAAGTGGCGAGGCTGGAGAAGTTCAACGAGATTGAGTATCAGAGGGCGATGAGCGACCAGCCTCTGAGGGAGAAGCACAAGGGTTCCTTCGCGGAGATGAACACCCAGCAGGTGGACGATTGGGTGCAGAAGGCGTTGGACGACGAGCGGCCACCCGTCGTCGTTGGTCGCGGTGGTGGACCAGTCATCGACCCAAGAGACCCGCTTTCAGACAGTCAGATGTTCTACCATACCCGCATTCGTCCACTTGTGTATAACATGGTGGAGAAGCCACTGAACGCCCCCTATCGCTGGATACAGCGAATCTATCTAACTGCTGAACTTATGAAGGCGTACAGCAACGGGAAATACACGACGCTTGCCGAGGTTGGATTTGTCGGCGGTCCACAGGCCAAGGTGATGCGCAAGGTTCACGAGGGGGTTCAGGAGAACTATGGTGACTACACCCCAACCGTGGGAGCACTCAGAGGGACCAAGCCTGTTGCCGGTCTTGGTGTCGCATATTACCTCGACCCGAGAAACCTCACAATTCCGCTGGACCCATCAGCATATACGTCCGAAGCCATCAGCAAGGCGTGGAATGATGCGAACAAGGCCGTCTCAGAGCATGGTTCAGACGCCTATATGCGGTATGAGTTCCGCCAACTCGGACTCGACCCAGACCAACATGGCGGGATGCTGTTCTTCGCATCCTTGGCACACTCTCTCGCCTTCGAGACAGTCGGAGATTTCGGTATTGGTGCGGCGGCCAGAGGTGGCACGAAACTCGCCGCACGTCTTGCCCGTGCAACCATCAAGCCAAGACTCCTCCAGCGCGTAGAGATTGCTCAAAAGACACTTGCGGAGACAAAGCGCGTCTCGTTGGATTCGGAGCTAGCCACTTGGCAGGGAAGGCTGGACACAGCTACTGAGGCTCTGCGCAGGAATCCCGACTGGCTGGAAATCGAGCACGAGCGCGAACTAGCGGCTGCCAACGTCGACTACCTCTTGAAGTCAATCGAAGACACTAAGAGGGTCGATGGTGATAAACTCATCCCAGTGGACATCGAAGACACCATCTATGGGCCAGACGAACTGGCAGCCATCAGGGTGAAGGACTATTACGCCGATGCCCACCTTCTCGAACGCCCTCTGTGGTATGATACCTTCGCAGAAAACCTCTCGAATGTGACCATCGACTCAGCGAGAGTGCAGTTCCTGTTCGGTATCAAGGAACGCCACGTACCGGGTGGTGTGGTCGACGGCGTGAGCAACAAGGATGAGTACAACAGGCTGCTCCGCGTCATCGGCGAAAGCAGGGACGCAGACGAGATTCAACTGGCGATGAACAAGCTGCGCTCAAGTTTCCTCCTGAAGGTGGACCCCGGAGCGTTGGCCCTCGGCAAGCTCCATCACTGGAACAGGATTGTCCGTGGAGAGTCGTTCGGTAACATCACCATGGTCATGCCCGAAGGCAACATCATCAAGGGCGGTCTTGAGGAGGTAGAGGAGCACCTGCATGAGGTATGGACGCTGGTGAACGGCGGTCAGGGTGGGAAGCACTCTGTCTCCGCAATGGACAGGATGTGGTACTACCTTCAGCGACTCCGTGACGTAGGGACCAAGTTGGATGAGACTGGTGCGCGTGTCTCAGCGAACCTCCCAGAGGCCACCAAGCGCGATATGCGGCTGGCGATTTGGCATGAGAGCCAACAAGAAATCGTCAAAGCCCTCATGGGCCGCACGCCCAGTGAGAGATTGGTACGCTCCATCGAGAGGTGGGCCAAGGCGAATGGCATGAAGGTTGACGATGGGATGCTGAACAAGATACGCGAGTCCGAGTGGGCCGCGTACCAAGCCTTCCAGCTCATCAAGGGCCACAAGCATGTGCGCATCCCGATAGTCAAGAAGAGGTACAAAGACCTCGGCGAAGAACGCTGGTTCGATGAAATCCAATCGGGGGACCCCTTCATGCTGGGAAGCCAGAAGGGTGCTGGTCAGACGGGCAGCGACCTAGTTATGCACTTCAACCTCCAAGACCTCTCACACTTCCAGCGCGGCAAGTCATTCTCACAAATGGCCCTGAACACGAACCCCGGAGGCTGGCTGCCGTCATGGATGGGGGTCGTGAACGCCTCGAAGACACTTGCAGTGGCCTCTATGTCGTTCCCGCTGTCAGCACTCTTCATCGATGAGATATGGAGATTCGTTCCGGAGATTCTCGGCGGAAGAATCAGCCTGCGGGCTGCTGCGCGAGGATATGGGAGAAAAGAGCTTGAGGCTGTCGGGGACAGACTGACTGATGCCAGCCGCACGATGGTCATTGCACACGCCAGCGGGAACAAGGAGGCCATCAGCACCGCCAAGAAGCAACTTGAGAAGGCGCAGAAGGAGTTCCGCGAAGTCTCTGAATACCACCGGGCAAGGTCGAAGGGGGCGCGACTCTCTGGCAACAGTGCCGCGATGGAATTGATGCAACAGAACAACTCGGAGTACATCCCCATCCTCCCCGGCACCAAGAACTACCATATATTCCTCTCCAACCTAGTCAGGCAATATCAGGACGACCTTCTGTATATGGAGTTCACCGACTTCAGAAGACAACTGCAACTCCAATTGCTGGAGGGGCGCATCAAGCGTCGCATGTCTGCCGGGATGTCGCATGACGAGGCCGTGGCAGCAGCCACCAAGGAAGCTGACGAGTTCGTTGACAACATCGACCCGCAGGAATTCAAGGCCCTGTTCCGCCAGCACCTTATTGACCGCATCGTCAACAACTTCGAAGAGGGTACTGAAGCCAGCCTTGAGGCGGCTGGGCTGCGGCATAGCCTAAAGTCAACGGGTCGTTTGACTGACGACATGCTGGAGGAGGTAGACAAGGTTCTGGCGCGGCAGGAGGAGTATCTGCGGGCGACCAGCGAACTTGACAACACGCGCATCGCCATCCGTCAGGAGCGTGAGCAGGCGATAGAAGAGCTACAGGAATGGAATGCCGCCCCACATGTCGTCCCTGCCAGCGAGGGTTTCCCCGTTCGTCGGGGATATGACGCTGAAGTGGTGCAGGGTGCCTTCGCAGATGCGCTGGCTCACATCCCCAAAAGTCAGAGAAAGGGAGGCCTCGCCAAGGCACTCCGTGATTTCAAGGACAACCCAAACGAGTCTAGGTGGAACAACCTGCGCACGGAAGTTCTTGCCTCACTACGGTCGCAGCGCGACGCGCTGAACAAACAACTCAAAGAACTTGACAAATCTGCTCCAACCCCAGCAGCAGCGAAACAGGTGGATACGTCAGCACTACAGGCTGACCTCGCGAAGGTTGAGCAAACCATTGCCAATCTCTCTGCTAAGGATGACAAAGCTGTTGAGGCGGCAGAGGCCCTTGCAAAAGAAAGAGCTGGACTCGCAGCCCGCATCAATGCGATAAGTGATGCCGTAAACAGCGGCACCACACCAGCTCCAGATGTTGCTAGGTCCATAGAGCCAGACTTCGAGCCGATTCCAGAACCGTTGGTGCGCCCAGAGCTTATGGCTGACGACGACTACTCCGACTTCACCACCGAATACCTGCTGCAAGAGGTTGAGGGACTGAAGTACAACAATAAGACTGGTGAGTGGAACACCAAGGCGTACCAGCGGGAGCAGGCTGGGTATGATAGCCACGCTGCCTTTATGAACGCTGGCGAAGAGTACGAGGATGACATCGACGTTATCCAAGAAATCATGGAGGAGAACGCCGAGGATATGCGCTTTGCGTATGTCGGTGAAAACGGCAACCCGGCTGAGGGTAATCTTCCTGATGGATGGGAGGCCCAGTCCACCGATAGGTACCATAGGGGCGTCGAGCTTGACACTGGCGAGACTTATGACTTCTACGTTGAGTTCGACCCAGATGACAACCAGTGGCACTTGATTGAGGAGACTTCACTTGGTGATGTTACTCCTCGCGGTAAGACTGACTTTGATACGCTTGACGATGCTATCCGTTACTTTGAGCGCAAGCTGCTTGATGATGCGCAGGCACCTACAGCAGCCGCGCCCACCCCCAATATAGAATCCCTCAAGAAGCAAGTAGCTACTGCACAGAAAGAACTTGATGAGTTGGAGAAGAGTGCCGCGCCTGACGCAGGAACTGCTCCAAGCGCAACGTGGGGTAGAGTTGACGGAGTGCATACGCTGGAAGTCGACGGAAAGAAATTCACCATCGTCAAGGAGCGAAGCAAGTGGCATGTCAAGGAAGATGGCAGGCCGATGCACAACCCCCTCCTTGGCGGTAAGGAAGACCTCCGCGAGGGGTGGGATGTCGGGTTTGAGAATCTAAGGTTTGCGAAGGATGCGGTTGAGGGACGCCGCAAGGAACTCGCGCCTGCCGCAAAGCGCGAAACTCCAACCACACCAGCGGCTGCACCAGACCTAGTTACCAAGGACAGCATTCGTGCGGCAAATGCGGAAGCTCTCAGTCTTGGGAGGAAGCATCAGGCAACGTACTATGTCTACCGGAATGAAAATGGGAAGTACGACGTAACAACTCGTATGCGCGAGGGTGAAGCCACTCTCAACCAGCCAGTCACGTACTCGCAGGTTGGTGGCAAGAAGACCAAGACCGCAGCGGAAGCCAGCAAGGAAGCTCTAAAAGAGAGACAAATCGCAAAGAAGCAGGGGCTTCTGGACGACCTCACGCAACAGCTTAGGGACGCGGAAGCTGGGCAGACGCCCGGTCAGATAGAGATGCCCGAGGCCCCGAAGGGTGAGGTGCCAGCGGTCAAGGCAGACCGGCCCGAGGCCCCGAACCTTGAAGACCTCAACCGGCAACTCGCCGAAGTGCAGGAAAAGGCCGACGAGATTCTGGATGCGCTGACTGAGAAAAACGAGCAACTGAGCAAGGCGAATGCCGAGAAAGAACGCATCCAGCAGGCAATCACCAAGGCCGACGAGGCTCCAGTAGACGACGGGATGACCTACGAGGAGATGGCCGAACTCATCGACGGTGCGGATGGCTACATGTGGGACGAGTTGCAGGCTTCTCGCGCAGCTCTCAAGGCCGACCCATTGAACGAAAGTCTCCATAACGCCCATCAGGTGATTCTCCGCAAGAGAAGAGAAAACTTCGCGAAGAAGAATGAACTCAAGTTGACGCAAACATATATTCGCGGAAGAAGAGACGCACTCAACAGCGCAATCAACAAGATGCCACGCACGGCACCAAAGCGGCCACCAGACAGAATGACGTATGTCCGTCCGGAGAGAGTCACGACACGCGGCGAAGCTCGCCGCAGGGCCATGTTGAGTTGGAAGCAACTCCAGCAAGACCCACGAGGCCGGATGGCGATTGTGGAGAGGATGAAGAGTCAGCTTCCAACCATAGAGGGTGCTGGTGCTGTTGCCGACGCCGCAGACCCCGCTACGCAGAAAGCTATTCTCGACGCAGTGAACGACGAACGGTTGAGAATGGCTGGGCTGCTGGATGACGACCCGGCGAAAGCGTCTCCGATGGACGGGTACCGTGACATCAGAAGCAGGCTTGACGGCCTGCGTGACCAGCGGCGCGTGAATGAGGAACAGATAGAGGCACTCGGCTCCTTCCCACGACACCAGTTCCTCACTGACAAGGGTGAAGAATGGATGGAGGAATCCATCGACCGCCTGATGCTGCTGCACAACCAGCCGGAACTCCGTGATGCGATTCTCCATCAGCGCGACCTGACGGACTATGAGGTTGCCGAGATAAGGATGAGGCTTGGCGATATGTATGGGCGAAACCCAGCCGGTGACCCACTGAAGGACCTCCCGCAGGTGTACGGGGTGAAGAACAGCGGCACATCGTGGTTCGCCTCCCCCGGCAGTGCACCCGGAAACATCCCCCTCGTGTCGAGACTGGCGGAGATAACTGCGTACAGGCTTCTGAACGCCATGGGCAACACTACGAGGAAAATGGCATTCTACGGGAACTTCAATGTCGAATTGCGTCGCCTCATGGACGCAGGGTACACCATGGAGGATGCGGCAGAAGCCGCCATGTGGCGTGCGAAGGACTACGCCGACTCCGTGATGTATAAACCGGGGATGACAGCCCTTGAAAGCGACCTCGCCGGGTATATGTACTTCCTCCCGGCCTACCGACAGGGCACCATATACTGGGGGCAGCAGTTCCTCAAGCACCCGCTGGTGTACTCGCACCTCGCCTCAGCAGGACAGGAAGAGTTCCCCGTGCAATACCTTGGCGACTATGGCGCGTACATCCCGCTGCCGCTGTTCATGGGTGGGAACCTTGGGGAGATGGCCATTCCGGGCCTCACGGCACCACTGCTGGCACCGTTGAGAATTGCAAACAGCTTCACCGGGTGGGAGTACGTCAACGTCTCCCCAAACGACACCACCACCACCTCTGACGACGACATGAAATGGGTCTACACCGGGAACACCAAGATGGATTGGCTGTCCGAGAACAGGTTCCTGAACCCTATGACTGGGTTCGCCGACAAGAATGCATCCCCTACCTCTTGGATGGACGACTTCATCTACGGATATGCCGGGACTATAGCCCCATTGGAGGTAGATGGGGACTTCGGCAGGATATTGTCGTCCATCGCCATTTCAATGCGTAAGGACCCGATGGCCAGAGAACGGGCATCCTTCAACATCATGCAAGAGCAAATAGCGAGAGGGCACGCCCCCGATACAGACCTCTTCGAGGCCCGCATCAAGGGGCAGCCGGGGTGGTACACCCTCCTCACCAAACTGAAGGCGAAGCACCCGGAAGCTGTACTCGGGATGCTGACACGGCAGCTCACGCTGAGAAAGATTCTGTACTCACCGCGCAGCATCGGTGAAATCGAGCCTGTTGAAATCGAAGGAGAACCGGGCAACCTCTGGAACTATATCGGGATGTTCAGGGACGATAATGCCCGCACACTCTCAGAGGCCGACTGGGAGTACACGCAGGCTTCCGGCAACCCAGAACTACAGAAGCGCATCCTTGAGAAGTACCCACGCCTAAAGGCTACGAAGCTGTTCTTCAAGATGACGGCAGAGGAGAAGCAGGACTTCCTTCTGAAAGAGAAGAACCACCACCTCATCCCCTACATCACCGGGAAGAACATGTATGGCGACGGCAGGCCATTGAACGAATGGGAGTTCATCCACCTCCGCGAGCGCGGCATCATCAGGCGGAAGGATAACGCAGACTGGCTTAGGTCGGCGAACATCCTCCACGCCACCTCAAACTACACCAAGCAGCACAAAATCATCGAGGACAAGAAGAAAAGCGACCTCAAGGCCGCAAAGAAGTACATCTATGACCTCATGAAAAAGGACAATCTCCCTGCTTACACCGAAGCACATCGCAAGCGGGAACTTGAGGGCTATTTTGAGGAGTATTGGGGCAAGGAGAATGTGTCTTCTGATGTGAACTCTGACACGAAGTACGCTCCGCCTGAATGGCTGCCCAGCCTTGTCAGGCGGAAGGGGGCAAAGGGCGACTACAACAAGCCGTCACTATGGGACCCCGGTGCCATTCGGCTGAACTTCGACGAGAACGAACAGGCGATGAGGGATGACAAGTCTGCCGAGTGGGCCGGGGCATACACCACCCTTGAGGACTATTACGACAACAACATATACAAGAAGGCAAAACTTGAGGATGGCGGCGTTGGAGACTTCAACCGCATCAGCGGGGCTTTCAACGACATGCTGCTGCCGGAGGACCGGAAGGAATTCGCCCTCAATCGCAGCGCATCCATCAACTACATCAGGGAACGGACGAAAGAAGAGAAGGAAGAGCGGGAGCGTGCCATTGTGAAGGTCGTTACCTCCAAGTCTTGGGAGTCGAACAGCGTCGAGGACATCGTGAACGCCTGTCCCGGTATCATCACCCCCGGTTCTCCGAACTACGTCGGCTCATACGATGATTTCAGTGACTGGCTTGACCTCGCCGACAAGGCCTTTGGAGCGAAGAAGGACGCCTATGCGGCCAGCAAGAACAAAATCAATCCAGACACATACTCAGATGCTGCCGAGAAGGCGCAGGATGTCTATAATAAAGAGATGGCTAGGCTTGAGAAGACACCAGTCGGAAGGTTCTTCAGCCTCGGCCTCCCCTACCGCATCCTCAACACCAGTCTCGCAGACCCCGGACATGGGAGAAAGCTGAACAAGGAGTTCATCAGCGACGTGGTGAAGGCCACTGGCAAAGACGGCGACCTCACCGACGTGTTGCCGGAACTCCCCATAGCGGGGTACAAGGACCAGAAGAAGAATCTCTCCGCACACGCATGGGCTTCAATCATGCTGGCGGCAGAGAAGGAAAAGCGGAAGATAGACAACGAGCGCAAGTACCGCCCGGATGACGGCCACATCGGTGATGTGGAGAGAAAGGCAGGAACGAGACTTACGAGGCTTGTTGAGCACTGGATGAAACGCCCCCTGAGTAGCCGATTCAAGAAGGAATGGGAGAAATACTACGGGTACAGCATCCTTACTTCTTACTTTGGGGGTGACTACTGATGGGATGGAAACCGAAAGATTGGACAGAAGAAGATAGCGTCAAACGCGAGAAAGCACTACAGCAATGGTGGAATAACGAAGGCTACCCCGGCAAGCCTCCTGAAGCACTGAGAAAGTGGTATATGGAGGATGTCTCCCGCACGCCGGGAGCTGGGCTTACCTACCTCCGTACAAAGAAGAAGGACATCTGGCGACAGACTGTCATCTATCGCAATCGGAGGGAGGAGGCGCGGAAGGCTCTCCTCGATACCTTCGGGGATATACCAGAGTTCATCACCAAGGACTTCCTCGACGAGCACGCAGACCGCATCGCGTTTCTGAACCCCAATCGCAAGTTCGGCGAAATCATCACCACCCTCCTGCAAAAGAAGCTCATTGGCAGCAGGGTCTTCACCGAGAACCACCCGTCCATGGATGCGTGGTTGCGGGCGAACGGCTATGTTGGCATAAAAGAAGTCACTGGCGACTCACTCAAGTTGTACTTGGCAGCACGAAAGGGTCTCATCGAAGCGTGGAAGTCTTGGAACAGCGGGAACGGGTTCAAGCCGCCGACCGACGAAATGCTGAACAGGGCACTTGCTGAAAACTGGTCCCCTACGCAGTGGGAGGCTGAGTTCACCAAGAGTGCAGACTACGGCAGCACTGGGGCCTACAAGGATAAGGCAGCCGACTTCGAGGAGTTCTGGGAAAACAACATGCGTGGAGTGAACTTCGACGAGGGGGTCTTCGAAAGAGCAATGGATGCCTACGCCCGCAGCAGTAGTTCGAGGGTGGACGACTGGATGACGCGGTACGGCGTTGACTATGAGTGGTGGGACCAAGCATTCCCCGAATGGGACGATTGGTTTGCGGCTTATGACGAGGATAGTAAGGCCGGATTCGATGACTACCTTAAAGAACGGAGGGCATACATCGACAGATGGGACCAACTGTTCGGAGACAACAGCGAAATCGACCCAGCCCTCCTCTCGAAGGCGTTGAGAGAGAGATGGGACCTCAACTTCTTCGAGAAGCAGGTGAAGAGTCTCCCTGCATATGGAAATACTCCAGATGCAAAAGAAAAGGGGATGAGGTTCGATGACTACTGGCACAGCATCATGGGAGAGGGGGCACCAGTGGATGAGAGTCTGCGCCAGAAGTACATCTCATCCGGCTCCTCCGACACCTCGCTGATGTGGGATGACATCAAAGAGACATCACTCTTCCGTGCACAGTTCCCGAACTGGGAAGCCTTTGCCGCCTCACAATACGCAGCCGGGGTGAATGTCACCAAGGACCCGGCGCGGTATAATGCATACAGGAAGGCTATGCAGGATGCCTTCGCCGAGACCGGGACGTTCATGCCAGCCGGTCTTGAGGCGGAGATATTCGGGTCTGGCCTCAGTGAAAGCGACATAGAAACTGGTGTCGGTACATGGGCAGCAGGCAAGGATTCACTCGCGATAGTCGGCGGGCAGCAGGCCGACCTTCGCACATCGATGGGACTCAACGACAAGGTAGTAGGAGGTCAGCTACGGGATAGACTACGGCAGGCTATCGACGCGCACGCGAAGTACCTCAACAGCACCACAGCACAGTACAAGGTAAGGGAGACCGGCGAAGCAGAACTGGTCACCCAGAAAATCTGATTAGGAGCGGGACATGGCTGATGACATCGAAACTCAGGATACGTTCGACGAGGGCGATGGCAGCGACAATCTTTGGGACATCATCGAGCGGGAAGACCCCGAAAACGAGCGGTATGCAGACGAGGAAGAGGAGCAGGACGAGGTTACGGCCAAGCAGGACAAGCTTGAGCGTAAAATCACCGCGAAGATGGAGAACATGACGAAGAAGTTCGAGCACTCCATGCTGCGCGACAAGGTGGAGAAGTTCCAGAAGGAAGCCGACGAGATTGAGCGCGACCTCTTCAAGACCGTGGCAGCCGACGTGAAGACCATCGAGGACTTCGACAAGGCTGTGGCCGTCGCCAAGAAGCAGGCTAAACAGCTACGCGAGACTGCCGATGCGTACAAGAAGCAGCTTGAAGAGAAGGCCGAGCAAGAGGCCGCTTCGGCGTGGGGCATGGGTCCTGTCGGTGCTCCCCGTCAGTCCAAGCCGCCGGATGGTGAACAGGAAGTGTTGGACCGCATCCGTAACAACGAACCCGGAGCAGCCTTCGAGTCCATTGTCGGGGGTGACCTTCCGCCGTACAAGCGATAAACCACGGAAACCTGTGGTATACTATGTAAAGAAGAGAGCCACGGCAATCTGTAGTTGCGTATGCAATCTCCAGTTGCCACAACGAATCGCCTCCTTGCGTTCGTCTCTTGTAGGCTCGACATACATTGACTTACGTACATCTACAAAGGAGGCTGGATAAATGGCTTACCCCGAATCCCCAGTCGCAGGCGTAACCTATACTACCAATAAGACTGCCGATACCTTCGCACGCGAAGTCGACCAGAAGCTTTGGGTCGCCATGCAGGCGAAGAGTCCCATTCTCTACATGCTGGAACGCCCGAAGGTGGGCAACCGCAAGTTCGAGTGGGAGATTGACAGTCAGCCGCCGCGCAGGTACACGCTTGCTGCCGGTGGTGCTAACACCATCGTCGGTTCTGCGCAGGACGCAGACACCAAGATGACCCTCACCAGCGTTACCGGCCTCGAAGTCGGTGCCCTGCTGAAGAACATCACCCGCGCCACCACGGTCGGCAGTTACGGTCAGGACGAAACCCTTGAGGTCACGGCGATTGACGCTCTCGTCGTCACCGTTGACCGTGATGCTGGCGGGCAGGCGACCGCCAACGCCAACTCCGCTGTTCACACCGCTGGCGACATCATGGAGGTCATCTATACGCCGAAGCCTGAAGGTTCCGGCCCGGATGCCAACAAGTACACTGATGTCACGCTGGACTACAACTACACCAACACCGTCGACTTCTTCCTGACGGTCACCGGTGACCAGCTTGAGACGCAGCGGCTGGTTGGTGGCGACACCATCAAGAACCAGTTCGACAAGAACCTCCTGAACCTCAGTAACCAGCTTGAGTCGATGCTGTTCTATGGGGTCCAGCAGGCGCAGGCCGCTGTCACCGCCGGTAGCAACATCATGCGCACGAAGGGCCTTGACAACTTCATCGGCGTTGCCGGTGGCAACACCGACTTCACCACGAAGGATGTCACTCCCGCCGCGCTGGACGGTCTTCTGGCGGAAATCATCTACGACAAGTCAGACCCGGCCGACAAGTACATCATCGCGACCCATCCCGCCAACGCCCGTAAGGTGTCCACCTTCGGTGCCGACAAGGTGCGGCTGGGTCAGGAAGAGAACCGCTTCGGTCGGTTCGTCGACACCTTCATGTCTGACCTCGGCGTTCAGGTGCCCATCATCTGGTCGCTGAACGTCAGCCGCTCTGACCTCTTCATCCTCGACATGGACAAGATTTCCATGCCGATGTTCCGGATGTTCGAGAAGGCCGAGTGGAGCTATGGTGACGACGGCGTTGACGCTTGGCGTCAGCGTTACATGGGCAGCCTCGGCGTCAAGTGCGTCGATGCTCTCTACAGCCACGCCAAGCTGGGTCTCATCAGCTGGTAATCGGATAGCGGGGGGAGGGCGACCTCCCCCCACTCTCCCTATGAAACAGGAGGTTCCCCTTGGCTATTTATGGTGAACTGGTCGAACGAGTCGGTGATGCGGCTCGCGCTATGAAGTCCAACGGCTCGCACATCTTCAAGCGTAGCTGGTATGAGCATGTCGGTAGTGGTGACATGCGCGGTGAATACGTTGACGGCATCTATTCTGCGGCTACTGCCGCTGGAGAGGCCCTGCGCGTTCGCGGCATCGCCAACGCCCTTCTGACGGCCACTGGTGGCACCATCAACGCCATCCACGCCACCGGCAGGGTTGCGGCTGGCAAGACTGTCTCTGGTGCCCTCAACGGTATCAGGGCTACCCTTGAGGTCGCGGGCACAACCCCGACCCCCGGCGGCACCCTCGCCGCGCTACAGGTCGACAGCAACATCGTCACCGGGGCGACGATGGGCACGAACGACGCCTTCATCCGCGTGACCAACAGCGGTGCCACCAACCTTACCAACTTGCTCAACCTTCCTGCGGTGTCAAACGGGACTGTCATCGCAGCGCATACGGCCCAAACCAACACCCACAGCATCAAAATCGTTGCTGGCGGGACCGCATACTACATCCCCTGTCACGCTACTGCGACAGGGCGTAGCTGATAGGGAGATGATGAAATGGCAGTTATCAAGAAGGGTCCGAAGCCTCCTCCGCCGAAGAAGAAGCAGCGGCCCCCGAGCTATCTACGGAAACCCTCGTCGGCCGAGCGCATCAGGAAGAAGCCGAATAAGTAGACAATTGTGACTGGGGCGGGCTTCGGCCCGCCCCAGTATTGACACGGTGACCCATATGGGCAACGCGAAACTTGGAGGATGACATGGCACTTCGCATCAGTATTCCGGCGGTTTCCCCGGAGAAAGTTCTTATTGACAACCTGAAGATAGACGCCAGCAAGGTGGTCTATGTTCGGGCCGATTGCAACAAGTACACCCCGGCTACGAACCTCGTAGACTGGCGAGTGAAGTCAAACAAAGCAGCCACCATCCTTGCCTACCGCTCATTCACCAACGACCTTTCCGCCACCATCACGCTGGCAGACGCGACTGCGGTGGACGATACGGACACGTTTTTGCTGAACGGGGTCACCCTTACCGCAGAAGACACCGAGGTCGAAGCGATTGGAACCAAGTATTACTCTGGCGGGGCAGATGAGACCGTCACCGCCACTGCTCTTGCCGCCTGCATCAACGCAAATGTCCCCGGCATCCTCGCAACTGCTGCCGCAAGGGTCATCACGCTGGTTCCGAGTGCCACCCCAGCGTTGCCGTTCGGTGCCCCGGCGATTCTCTTCCAGCAAGGCACGTCGGCAGCCAACGAGATTGCGTTTGCTGACACCACGCTATCCAAGCTGAGGAAGGACAACTCCTTCACCTCCGTCACCGGAGCCGACAACTCCACCACGGCAGGCACCATCTACAAGCAGTTCGCAGACGGCTACCCATTCTGCTATTTGGGGTATACCGACACGTCTGCCGCAGAGACCACCTTAACCATCGGAGCGACCCTCCACGATTACGCATAAGGGGGAAACGTGATACCCTGCCCCTTCTGCCAACGCCCGATGGCTGGGACCATCTGCCCGGTGCATGGCGACACAACTACACCAGACCCCGTTATCGGGTTCCCTGTCGGTGGCATCATCATGTGGAGCGGAACGCTGGCGAAGGTCCCAGTCGGATGGGCACTTTGCGACGGTGCCAATGGCACCCCCGACCTGAGAGACAAGTTCGTCTGTGGCGCTGGCAACTCGCTGTCAGTAGGGGCCACAGGCGGCAGCAACGTCGCCCACTCACACTCCGTCTCGATGAGTTCATCCGGTACGGCCACGGGCACCATCGGCAACGCCAGCCTCAGTGCTCACACCGGGGCTGCGGTCTCTAGCCACGGCACCCACTACCACGAGTACTACGCGACGACCAGTGGAGCCAGCACCGAAGTCCAGAAGCAGGAGGGTACCGGGACTAGCTTCTGGCTTACGCAGAAGGGGCACACGCATGACATCGGCAGTGAGTCCGTCCCCAAGCAGACCTCAGGCGCAAGTGCCACACTCAGTCACACCGTCACCCAGCCCTCTGACCACGACCAGCACAGTCACACATTCTCATCCGGTAGTGCCAGCGTCAGCGGCTCTGCCACCAGCGGCACAGCCTCATCCATGCCCGCGTACTACGCGCTGGCATACATAATGAGGGTAGCATGAAACGCCAGACATTCGACGAGGTGGCGCAGGGGTTGCTGAGAGATGGACAGTCGAACGGTGGACTCACGATAAAGAGTCTGTTCGACCTTATAGTAGCGTCACATAATGACGCCTCTACAGCCGCCGCCGCCATCGCTGAGGAGTTGAAAGAGACCCGCTCTGAAGACCACATCGCGCTTGAAAGGATAGTGCATGGAGTGAACGAAGAATGCGAACGCACAGGACAGCGGTTGGACCAGATAGAGGGCATCGTGAACGGATTGGAATGCGTCAAGAATCCTCGTGCGCCCAGACGTAGTAGTGATACAATGGAGGTGAACTACTCTGACACGAACTTCCAGAGCAAGTTCATGTGGCTGATAGGTGGAAAGATAGCCTACGTCTTCATCGCGGTGATAGTCGCCGTGCTGGTCACAGCCATAAATGTTCTGTTGAAGATGGTTTGGTTCGGAACGCCCTGAGGAGGGAGCATGGCCTATTTGAGATATGGGGATAGGGGGCCACAGGTAAAGAGGTTGCAGCGTGCCCTAAACGACAACCCCTACTACAAGCCTAAGCCGAAGTTGAAGGTCGACGGTGAGATGAAGAACCTTACCTGCGCCGCTGTGCAGGACTCCAAGTTTCTAATTGGATACCCAAAGGACCACCTCGACCCCGACGCCCGTGACCAGATTGCGGGTGAACTGCTGCTGAAGCTTCTTGAGCGAAGGCTTCCACTCCCGCCTGAGTATGCCCGTCGCCGCAAGGCGCGGCTGGCGCAGAAGCGCAAACGCAACAGCATCGTCAGCCAGCAGACCCTGATGCGGCGGCGTGCGCTGAAGTGCGTCAAGGCCGAGGTAGGCACGATGGAGCGCGGAAACAATCGCATCCGGTACAACGACTGGTGGGGCTGGGGGCCGGTCGCCTACTGCGTCATCGGCATCTCGTGGTGCTGGGTCAAGGCCGGGTCGGTCGCATTCAAGAAGGGTTCACGCTGGGCTGGGACCGACGCGATGCTGTGGGACGCGAAGGCGGGACGGAACGGCATCCACCTCACCAGTTCCCCAAAGGCCGGTTGCCCCGGAGTCATCGACTTCAACGGCCATTCCGACCCCGACCACGCCATCACGTTCATCAAGTGGGCGAACCGAGAGAAGACTCTCGTGACTACTGCTGAGTTCAATACAGGAGGACCGAACGGAGTGCAGGGAGTATGGTACAAGACAAGACCGAATTGGCAGTGCTGGTGGATGGAGGTAGAAAGGTGAGTTCCAAGCCGCATGTGTTGATAGCTGCGCCTACGTGGTCTGGCGGAGAGTACGCGCTCAAGTCGTGGGCTGCCGCTGTCAAGGCACAGGTCTACGATGGACCGCTGTCCTACTTCATGGTGGACAACTCGAACGGCCCGCAGAACCCGGACAATCAGGGACTCCACTACCTGCACCTCATCCGTGGTCAGGACATCCCCGCCGTCTGGCAGGAGGTGCGCTGGCCAGCCCTGTGGGACACACTAGAACTCTCGTGGCGGCTCATCGTCGAGCACGCTCACGAGGTCGGCGCGGAGTTCATCTTCTCCGTCGAGCACGATGTCATCATCCCGCCCGATGCCACCGAGAAGATGGTGGCTGCCTCTCTACAGCACGCCGTGGACGGGAAGCCCGCCGTGGTCACGCAGCGGTATCACCCGAGGGGCCAGCGCGGCATCTTCTGGTGGGACACGCTGGGCTGCTCGCTGTTCCCGACCGAGCCGCTATGGCAGGACCGCAACCTCGTGCGAGCCATGTACGAGACAGAGGTGTTCCTCACCACTGAGAGGCATGGCCACCCGCGCTACCGCCCCGGCAAGAACGACGAGGACCTGTTCATCCCCGAGCACCTTAAAGACCCCAAGGACCTCTACGGCAACACCAGTGGCGCGACTCCGGCGCAGGACACCTATCGTATCCGCGTCGTCAACCACAACCGTGAGTTGGCCGGGGAGCAGCCACTGGTCCCCAGTGCCGAGCTGCCAGAAGAGAAGCCCAAGCCCAAGGCCAGCCCCGCCGCACTGGACAAGTCCACCATCCCGCCTGCGTTTGGCTCGTGGGAGAACCTCCATCCAGACATACCCATCGCGCTGGGAGACATCAACCTCGCTGATGATGGGGCAATCGACCTCATCCAAGACCGCGACTGCATCCGTCTCAATCTCGGCTCAGACCGGCAGCAAATCAGCGGTTTCCTCTCCGTAGACTTCCGGCCCGAGGTCAGCCCCGACGTTGTGGCCGACATCAAAGACCTGTCCATGTTCGAGGACGACAGCGTTGAGGAGATTTACGCCAGTCACGTTCTCGAACACCTGACATGGGAGGAGGGACTTGAGGCACTGAAGGAGTGGATGCGGGTGCTGAAGCCAGCCGGGATGCTTACCGTGGTGGTGCCCGACATCGTGCAAATCTACCACATGATGAAGCACGGCCAGCGGTGGGGCGAGTACCGGATGCCGATGGACCAGCAGTACGTGCAGGCGTGCGCCTTCGGAGCGCACCTGCTGTCCGATGTCATCCCAGAGATGCGTGACCAGTACGGCAATCAGGGGCACGAGCACAAGTCCATCTACCTGTACGACATGCTCCTCAACCGCGTCATCGAGGCTGGCTACGTGCTGTGCCACGAAGTCGCAATGTGCTTCCTGCGCCCGTCGAACATCGGCGAGGTCATGGTGCAGGCACGTAAACCGTTCATCCCGATAGAAGGAGAAACACATGGCTAACCTGCCCGACACGATGGAGACGGCACTGCTGGACTACTATCTCCAGACCGCCAACTCCACCAACTACGCGACCCATGCTTCATTCTGGGTCGGACTCTGCACTGGGGCCTACCCGACCGACTCCTCGTTCCCAGAGGTGACGCAGGCGTCCTACAGCCGCAGGCAAATCACGTTCTCGACTGCTTCCGGCGGTCAGGCCACCGGCCCCGCCGTGTCCACCGCCTTCCCCAGCGCCTCCGCTTCGTGGGGTACGCTGTACGGCTACGGCGTGTTCTCGGCCTCGACCGGCACGACCGGCACCACCTACCTGTTCCACTCGTCCCTGAACCCGACCGTCGCCGTCACCACCAACGACACCGTTTCGTTCGCGGCGAACGCGATGACGTTGACGATGGCGTGACCCGGCGTTGACATGGACAACCTCATCTGGAGGTTCTTCAGGCCGAGGCGGCGTAACGTCAGTCTGCGCGGAAGCTCGCGGCTGGCGTTGCGCTGTCTGCCGACCCCTGCCCGCGTTGTCCACACTCCGGCGGCAGGGCGGAATGTCACGCTCAGGGGACTCTCTCGGTTGGCACTACAGTGCCTGCCTACTCCCGCTCGCATCGTCTACCAGCCGGGGACGGGGCGCAGCCTCGCACTCCGGGGCCTCTCGCGCCTTGGATTGAGGACGAGCATGAGCAACATCCTCATAGCCCGGAACCCGGTTACAGGGAACTACTACAACGCTGTCACACAGGGCGGCCTCGACAATACGGGCGCTACCTCCGTCACCAGCGGCGTGGGAACCTGCGTCACAGCCTACAAGAACGGCGGCTACGACGGCCTCTACTTCCCCACCGGGACGTACCTGCTCTCGACGGCACTCACGGTCCCCGACGGCACGACGCTCGTCGGTTCCGGCATGTCGAGCGCATGGCTGCGGGGGTTGGTCAACTTCGGCTCGTCATCATCCTTCACCGACCTGAAGATAGGCCCCAACACGGCGTCGTCGAGCGGCGGCTTGCGCAACGTGTCCGGAGCGGCGAACACGAGCTTCACCCGCTGCCATGTGCGCGGCGGCGACACCGGCAACAGTTACGCCAACTTCGCGCTCACCAACACCTGCTCGTACCTGACGTTCACTGACTGCGAGTTCGAGAGGTCGCTGTACTCAAGCGGCACCGACTTCTGGAATACCATCTCCATCTATCCAACTGGGGTCATCCACCACTTGACCTTCGACGGCTGCAAGTTCGGTGTCACGAACGGCACAGCCGAAGGGGCAAGTCGTATGGTCATCGAGGTGTGGACGAACCACGGCACATCGAACCGCTGGGAGTACCTCACCTTCACTGGCTGCGAGTTCATGGCCTCGGACAACCACCAACTCGACCTCGCCTGCTACGGCGACTCTGGGCAAGCAAACCATGTACTGGTCGAGGACTGCACCTTCCACGGAGCGGATAACAGCGGAGGGCGTCGCTGGGGCTACGGCATCTGCCTTGAGTGGCCCACGGATGTGGTCATCACCGGCAACCACTTCCACCGCTGCTCGGAGGCAGGCATCTACAGTGCCAACTTTGGTCAGTCCTACGACACCTATTGGGAAATCACGGACAACACCTTCGACTGGGACACCGCCGAGAACGGCATCGACATCACGCGCAGCATCATCGCACTGACCAGTTCGTACAACACTGTCACCGGCAACACGTTCGATTCGCACTCCGCTCTTGGCTGGCCTTACGGCTGCGTCGAACTCAACGGCGAGAACGCCGCCACCTGTCACGACAACACCGTCACCGGCAACACCTTCAACATGACCACCGGGCTGGACTCCTCCATCGTGCAGGTGCTGGGCGCGACAGGCAACACGATCACGCCGAACACCGTGAACAGGAGCTGATATGGCAGTCGTCACATCAGGACTAGCGGCAGAGTTCGTCGGGGCCTATGCCACCGGGTCCGGGCCGGGTACCAACAGCCCCGCCGTCGAGACGTGGGCGAACCTCGCCGCCAACAACGACGCCGCGCTGTCCAACTTCCTCTGGACATCATCGAGCGGCTGGGTCGGGGCGGGGACGGCGGGCGACCCCTACCGGCTGCGCTGGAACGGGGCGACGAGCGAATCAACCGCCGTGCTGAACACCGGCCTCGGACTCGGCGGCACCAAGACCTTCACATACGAGACGTGGTGCTACATCACCGGGACGCGGGCCGCTATCTACATGAACCTCATCACCGAGCGGCCCGCTTCCGGCAGCGGCTTCTCAAGCATGCTCGTCAGCACCACCGATGTGTACGCCGACTGGATGGACTCGTCCTCCGGCGAAATCTATCCCAGCCTCGGGTACCTGCCCGACACGGGGCTGCATCACATCGTCATGTGCGGCACCGGGACGGCCCTGCGCATCTACTTCGATGGGGTCTATGACAGCCAATCGACGTTCCCCGGCGGCTCGCTGACGACGACCACGACGCGCTTCGGGAACTCGCCGTCGCGCACCGCCGGGTTCCTCGGCGACATTGCGACCGTGCGCATCTACTCGACCAACATCGGTGACTCTGGGGTCACGGACAACTACAACGCCGGGGTGCTCGCCTACGGCGGCAATCTGGACACCGGCTTCACCGGCCTCACCGTCACCAGACCACTAGGATAAGACTTGGCAAAGTCGCAGACATGGACCTCGGACCAGAGCACCACTTGGACGCCTGACTCTGATGTCACCACCATCACCGTCGAGTGCTGGGGAGCGGGGGGTGGCGGCGGTGGTGGCGCGACACCGAACGGCGGCTCTGGTGGCGGCGGCGGCTCGTATGCGCGCAAGACCATCGCCAACCCCAGCGGCTCGTACACCGTCGTCGTCGGTAATGCCGGGGGCGGTGGCGCATCGGGAGCCAGCGGCGGGACCGGCGGTGACTCCTACTTCTCGTCGACCAGCGTTTGCCTCGCCAAAGGCGGCACCGGCGGGGCGATAAACGGCGGCACGGTAGGGACTTTCCAATCTGGCTCGGTAGGGGACCAGACCTACAACGGTGGCGCAGGCGGGCCGGGTTCCGGTACCTCAGGCTGGGGCGGCGGCGGCTCGGCTGGTACCGGCGCGAACGGCAACACGGCGACCAGCGCGGCGGGCGCGACTGCGGTCACTGGCGGCGGTCCCGGCGGCGCAGGCTCCGCTTCCAGCAACGGCTCTGCTCCTTCATCCGGCCCCGGTGGTGGCGGCGGCGGCGCGAACGACGCCGCAGGCGTATCCGGTGGCGCGGGCTTCGACGGTCAAGTCGTCATCAAGGCGACCTTCACTGCCACGACCAGCTCCGCCAGCGCGTCCTTCACCGCCTCAACATCTGCACTCGACAAGTCCTCGGGCACCGTCACTCCACTCACCACCACCGCCGCGACCGCCTCTCTGGCGGCTGCCCAAGTCCCGGCTGGCTACCACTTCGTCGTTCAGAGTACGACCCTCGCCACCGCGTCCCTCTCGGCGGCTACTGCGGTGCTGGACAAGAGCGGCGGCGGAACGACCTATGAACTGACCACCACGGCGGCAACGGCCTCGCTTGCTGCATCGACTGCGACACTCAACAAGCCGCTCACGACGACCGCCGCTACAGCGTCCCTTACTGTGTCGGCAGCCACACTCAACAAGCACCTCACCACTACGGCAGCGACGGCATCCCTTACGGCATCTGCCGCGACGCTGAACAAGGCCCTTACCACGACTGCCGCCACCGTCTCCCTCACGGCTTCCGCAGCGACCCTCTCGAAGCTCCTCATAACTACTGCCGCAACGGCGTCACTGACAGCATCAGCGGCTACGCTGCTCAAGCAGCTCACCACGACACTGGCCACCGCGTCCCTGTCTGCGTCAGAGGCCCTTCTCACCAAGAGCAGAGCCATCGAACTGTCGACGGTGGGCGCGACGGCATCGCTCACGGTCGGTCAGGCAGCCCTCGTCAAGAGCACCGACTACCCGCTGGCGACTACAGGAGCCACGGCCTCTCTGACCGCATCAGAGGCTTCCCTCACCAAGAGTGGGACCATCGCGCTGACTACGACTGCCGCTACCGCTTCGCTCACGGCATCGACTGCGCTGCTGACCAAGTTGCTGACCCCGACCGCAGTCACTGTTTCGCTGAGTGCGTCGGCTGCGACATTGAACAAGGCCCTCGTCACCACCGCTGCGACTGCATCATTCACGGCGTCGTCGGCTACTCTCACAAAGGCACTCACGACTACGGCGGCGACCGCCTCGCTCACCGTGTCCACGGCCACGCTGATGAAGGCACTGGAGACGACGGGTGCCACGGCCTCACTCACCGTCTCCGAGGCGACTCTCGGCAAGGGCACCGAGTACGCGCTGACCACCACACTGGCGACTGCATCACTCACCGCCAGCGAGGCGTTCCTTGGGACTCAGGGACAGGTCAACCTCACTACCGAACCGGCAACTGCCAGCCTGACTGCGGCAGAGGTGCCGACGCGGTATGACTACTTGGCGCAGGGTACGGCGACGTTCAGCCTCACCGCCTCTGAGGCCACGCTGGACAAGTCAACGTCGGCGTCCACCAACCTCACCACAACGGCTGCTACGGCGTCCCTCACGGCCTCGTCCGTCGACCTCGACCGCATCATCTACCCGACAGCGGCGACGGCTGCGCTGACCGCCTCGGCAGCAGCCCTCGCCAAGTCCGGACAACTATCCCTGACTACGACAGCAGCTACGGCATCGCTTACAGTTGCGCAGTCATCACTGATAAAGAGTGGTGCCATTGACCTCATCACGACTGGGGCTACTGCTTCACTCACGGCGTCCACGGCAGTCCTTACCCGCACTGGGTCTACGTCACTGGCGACTACGGCTGCCACAGCTTCGCTGATAGTCAGCCAGTCCACCGCCACCAAGCATACGGCCCTCGCCACGACGGCAGCGTCTGCCAGCCTGACAGCATCCTCTGCGCTGGCTCCTCGCAACCGCAGCCTTACTGCTAACTCCGCCAGCGCGTTCCTCGCGGTGGCTCAGGCGTCACTCGATGTGGACAGTGGCGGCACCAACCTAACTACTACTGCCGCTACAATCACCCTCATGGCCCATGGACCCAACGTGGCACGCGGTCGCTCACTCGGTACCTCTCCGGCCTCTTCTACGCTCGTGGTGGGGAGGACACGCCTGAAGAGGCATCGGGATGTTCTGTTCATGAGGGCCAGCAGGGGTGGCCCGATTGTCACAGAGAACCGAACCCCATCAGCCCGCACGCACATCACCGTGGCCGACGACGTGGCACCGCCGATGCGAAGTCATGGTATCATAGTAGCAGACCATCGGTAATGGAGGAATGAAATGGCATTGACCCTCGCACAGTTGAAGACCCGTGTGAACCTTGAGGTGGAGAACGCTCCCAGCGTTGGCACGGCAGAGGCTGTTGCCGATGGGCTGGCCATCTCCTTCCTCATCGTTCCGCTTAACCGCACCGCCGTTGACAACAGCGTGGTGTCCTACATCGACGGCGTACAAAGCGCAGACGGCACCATGGACTACAGTTCAGGCGTCTACACCTTCGACACCGTACCAGCGGCTGAGAAGGAGTTGACGTGGGGACTGGAGTATTGCTATTGGAGCGATGATGTAGTCGAGCACTCCATCTATGCTGCTCTTAACTCTCTCTTTCCTCAACTCTATTATAGTGTAGTAGAAGAGATAGTTAGTGATGGTTCTTCTTATGAATACTCTCCTCTTACTACTGGAGTAGAGTTCGTAGTAGGACTTGAGACTTCCACTACAGGAGGGGAGCCGTGGAACGCTCTCCGCAGCAGACGCTTCACCACCTACCAGAGTGGCGACACGAAGACGCTGCGCTTCTTCTCTCCTCCCCCGGCGGGCAGCCTGCGCCTTCACCTCATCTGTAGGCCGGGGTTCATCCCCGACCCTACAGACCCACCCCCCGTCCCGGCCAACCCTGACATCCTCAACGTCCCTGACAGGGCGGCAGACCCGATTGTCTCCTATGCTGCCTATTACCTCATGAGCCAGAAGCTCACACCACGCATCAGGGCTGATGTGTCGGCGGTGACGAAGGCTACCGGCGGGCTGTCCCCACGGCAGATGGTGGACGCCGCCAACTCACTCTACCTTCGCCACCAGATGCAACTGGACCAAGTTCGCATGTCTCCATGGAGTAAGTTTTGAGACGCCAAGGAACAGACCTCATCATCACGGCCCCAGACGGGGAGAGCCACGGCTACTATCTGGACGGCTCCGCCACCTCCGCCCTCCATGTCACGAAAACGCCGAACCCTCCGGGTGGCGGTGGCTATACGAGTCCCATTCAGGCCGGTGGTATGTACGACACGAGGGATGCTGATGGTGATAAGGCCCTCACCACTCTGGACTGGCTGGTTGGGGAGGGGCAGTCCACGCTGGATTCCTCGAAGTCTGAAAGCAACATGTACCATCGCGGAAGGTACGTCGACCGCCACATCCCCGGCAGGCTGCAACTCCTCAAGGAGATTGTCGAGACTCCCATGGATGGGTGCCTCGGCCCCATGCTGAGTTTTGGGAATGTGCTCTTCATGGGAGTCAGCCCCACCGATGGGTGCCTGCTGTATACGACCGTTGACAACCCGGATGCCTTGGACTGGAGCACGGTCACCATCACCGGGACAGACCCTGACGCCTCCATCACTGACATCATCACGGACGGCTCTCGGGTGTTCTTCTGCGTTCCCACTGGCACCACGAAGGGCATCTGGGCGAATACTATCGCAGACCCATACGTCTTCGCCAAGCTTGGGTCCACCCCCACCACCGAAGCCATCACCCATCTTGCCTACGCTGGCGGGATGTTGCTTGCGGCCACCCCAAGTTCGGTTGGTGTTGTGAATACTTGGACGACGACTCCGGGGATAGGGACTGGCGTGTTCACCCCCGCCATGTCGAACCAATTGAACGTCAGCAACGGCAGCGTCGACCTCGTTGGGGCGGGGACTAAGGTATACTGGGTGGTCACGTCCGGAGGACTGTCGTTCGTCTACGAGGTCTCCATCAACGAGGAGACAAAGGCGTGCACCGTCGAGCAGTTCCTAGAGTTCCAGTCGGACTTCGTTGCCACATGTGCTCATGGGTATGTCAGCACCATCTACGTCGGCGGCTACTTCAAGTCAGTCTACTCGGGGGTTGGGCGCGGTGCCATCTACTCCGTCTCCACCAACAAGCAGAACCTTGCTCCGCTGATTGAACTGGGTGACTATCCGGAAGAGACAGCCGACCCGTCCTCCACAGAGAACGACAACCGCATCTTCGCCATCTGCGAGGCTGGAAGAGACATCTACTTCCTCACCCCTCGCGCTGGCTACCGCTGGGACATCGATGACGCCGGGTACTCCCACGCCTTCGACTTCCCCGGTGTCGGCTCTGCCGTACAGCAGCTTGAATTCAATACGGACTCTCTGCTGTCGTGGGACGGTACCGACGAGACTGTGCCGGTGACTCACCCCAACTTCCACCCCAATGGGTGGACGCTCACTCCAGTCGCCAACGATAAGACCGACTGGACGTTCAGTGGTCCTGCCGGGACGGCTCAATACTCGGGGACAGGCCAGACGTGGAATGCAGAACTCCCCACAACTGGCGGGAAAGACGCGGCCCTTTCCAACAGCACTGGTACGCTCATCAGATTCGATACCGGCAACCTTCAGGCCGGTGACATCGACTGTTACATCAAAGACGGGACGAGGGAAGCTCGCTTCACCATCGGTACCTCACTGTGCTATGTTCATCAGTACGGCCCCACCACGCACGTCGTCACGGAATCCTACCAGCAGTGGGTGGACGGCTACTGGAGTTGGTCATGGCCCATCGGGTGGGTAGCCGGTCACTTTGAGACACGCTATAGGAACGTGGTGCAGGACACCACCAACTTCCTCTGGTCCTACGAGACTCCTGCGGCTGGGGAGTCCATCAAGCTCCCCTCTGTGACGTTCCCCTGCGCTGCTCAGAAGTCCGTCACTGTGAAGTTGCAGGACTCCACGGCCAGCATCGCCGTGGACCGCACTTCTGGGGTCGACATCTCCTCTACGGCAACGAAGTCACTCGTCGGAGCAGACAGTGTTACCATCATCTGGAAGGCGGGGGCAGACATCAACCGCGTCATCTTCAACCCCGTTGCGTCCATTCAGGTGGCATCCACCACCTTCCAGCCCTCCATTGTCAGGCATAGGGGGAGGCTCTTCGCGCCCTACCTCGACGGCTCAGTCTCACCTGTCGTCGACGGGTACGCCATGACTGGCGACTCCTACGCCGCAGAGGGGTGGCTTACCCAGTCGTCCACCAGTTTCCACACCGGCTCCCTCCTCAAGGACTTCCGCTATCTGTCCATTGCCCATGAGATGCTGCCAGCAGGGTGCTCCATCTCCGGGCGTTGGGAGATAGACGGGGCCACCTATGGGGCTGGCACTCCCATCAGTAGTGCGAATGAGACAAGGTTCCTCATCAACCAGCGTGGGTTCACCATCGCCCCGACCCTCATCATGCGTAGCGACGGAGTGGGGACCCCTATCATCCGTAGCGTCAACGTGGTGTGGAACTTCGTGAAGGGTCGCACCCATGTCTACACCCTTGACTGTACCCCATCGGCACACTCCGGACAATGGAACGAAGACCCAGAAACAGCCATCAGGTTCCTCTTCAATGTCGCCGACCTCCGAGCCTTGTTCGACGACAGGTTCAGTCGCACCTACTCCGGTGCCGTGGAGAAGGTGGAGTTCCAGCCCTCAACAGCGTCGATTGCGGAGGGGCCGTGCGGGTTGGTGCGGCTTGAGGTGAGAGAAGAATATTGAAATCTAGGACAAAAAAATAGGGGGACCGGGAGTATGTCTCCCGGCCCCCCTATGGCTCTAAAATAGCCCTCTATGTGTCTCTACGGGCCTCTGAGTACCTAGCCCACTCGTCTAGTGCGTCCTCCAGTGTCAGTCCCGTATCTGAAAGGTACTCACACATCCAACTCAGCCGCTCCACCTGAGCTGCCAACTTGGCAATACGCTGCTCGTCTCTTGTCTGCCCTTCCATCAGTGCGTCCCAACTTTCCTGAGTGATGTTCATGGTACGCGGAGCCTTGACTGAAGCCCGGACTCGATGCGGTGAAGTGAGGACTCCTCTGACTTTATCATCTTGATGCGCCACTCCATAGCCGCGATGTCATCCTCATCGTCAGTTGACTCAAGTTCCTTCCTTATGGACCGCTTCTCAAGGTAGAGTTCAGCCAGCATTGCAATCACAGCCCCCAGAGTCCTATCTGTAGAGGCGGTGTCTGCCGACGCTGCCTCCTCTGGGGTGAGGTACGCGCCCCACACTCCATTATACACATCTAACGCTCTGACCATTCTTTCCAGTCCTTCGGTAGGAGTTGTCTCAGGTAGTCATAGTGGTAGTTGCCGTTGTATACGAGTTGCTGGATGGCGGCGTTGTCGCCCCGGTGCACCTTGTCGTGACATGTCCTGCATAAGGGCACCATCTCGAAGATGGAATTGCCAGCACCGTGTGATTTCCGGACGGGCCAGTGGTGAGGGTCACATCCGAAGTGCCCGCAAAGGACACACGGCCACGCCCTCACCTCTTCTCGTTCGTCCACCTTCGTCATTCGAGTTCAAGGAGGAACGCGGTTACCTCCACTCTCGGGTCGGAGTGGTCATACCCGAAGTCCACATCCCTTATCAACATCCACTGGTCATCGTCGCACACCTTGCCCTCCAGACAGTCAGCAATCAGTTTGTGCAGGTTATGAACATCACGCTTTCGCTTGTCGGGCCACCACACCCTCAGCTCCACCACCACCTTCTCCCCCTTCGGGGCAGACTCCCACCCACACTCCTTCATGGCCTCCAGTGCCCTGTCTCCTGCATCCTCCATCCATCGCTGCGCCCTGTCACTCAGCACGTTCATCAGTCGCTTCTTCTTCTTCCCGTTCTTGAAGTAGGACTTGTAACGCCTGACATACATGTGGTTGGAAGAGGGCGGAAGCGGGAGAACTGCTTTGAAGTCAGGGCTACTCATTGTAACGCTGGTAAGCAGGTTCCCAGAACAAATCCACCTTCCCCATCGGCCCGTGTCTGTTCTTGGCGATGGACACTTCCACTGTCTTCGTCGCGCCGAACCCGTCACCGTCCTTCTTCGGCCAGTCCATCAGCATCACCATGTCAGCGTCCTGCTCAAGCGAACCGGACTCCTTCAGTTGGCTGATGTCCACCTTCCCGCCATCGAATGTACTCAGCCGGTTCAACTGACTGAGTGCCACTATCGGAACGTCCAACTCCATTGCGAGAGACTTCAGCCTTCTGGACATTTCGCTGATTTCTTCCCGCCTGTTCTCTGCCCTGCTGCCGAGATTCATAAGTTGCAGGTAGTCCACCACCACCAGCTTGAGGTTCTGCTTGGCCATGGTGCGAGCACGGGACGCCAGCCCCAGCATTGACAGCGTGGAGTCGTCGATGAACTGGAGGTCACACTCGTCAAGGACTTGCTGCGCTCGACTGAGGGCTACCTTCTCGTCGTTACATACGCTTCGCTCCCTAATCTTAGTAAGCGATACACATGCAAGGCTGGCCAACAGACGCTCACTCAGTTCACTGGCCTTCATCTCAAGCGAGAAGTATGCTACCGACCCTCCGACTGAGGCCACCCTCTGCGCCATTGCCATCCCCAAACAGGTCTTGCCCACTCCGGGCCGCGCCCCAAGGATGATGAAGTTCCCCCCGTAGAACCCCTTTGCATACTTGTCGATGGACTCGAAGCCCGTACTAATCATCTTGGGCTTCTCTCCACTCTCGATGGATGCCATCACCTTGGATGCAGACTCACTGGCACGGTGTACGTGCTGCCCTCTGTCTCTCCTCACGCTGCTGAGTTTCGACTCTGCGGTGTCCACCATCATGGACTCTTCAAGCTTACCGTCGTACCCAAGTTCCGCAATCTCCCCACCAACACGGATGAGGTTGCGGCTCATGGACTCATAGCGCACGATTTTTGCGTAGTGCTTGACCGATGTTGCTCCGGGGCATGTCTCCACTAAGGAGAAGATGTAGTCTCGCTGGTCCTTCAGCTTGTTTCCTATGGTAACTTGGTCTACTGCACCCTCATCGCGCAGCCAAGTGGATACGATGGTGTCGAACACCTCACCGTCAGAGGGCTTGTAGAAGTCTGCGGCGCACAGGATGTCTGCGGCTACAGCCACAGCATTTGGGTTTATCAGCATCGCTCCAAGGACGGCACGCTCTGCCGATGCATCCCACGGGAGACTCTTCACCATCATACGGACACCAGCCTTGGGTGGTATTTCTCTGCAATACGCTCCCGACTCCAAGAGCCACAGTCGAGACAGACAAAGCGGTGGTAGGTGCTGAGATTGGTCGTGGCGTACCCCCTCCATTCGGTGTGCAGGCTTGAGCAGCGCGGGCAACCTTCCTCTTTCGAGACAGATACATTCGGGTGGTTGGTGATGTAGGGTCGCAGCTTCAAGTACAGCCGCTCCAGCAGCACAACATCTTGGTTGTTGTACTTCACCATCTTCTTCCAAGCCTTCTCATCCCCGCTGATGCAGTCATACCACAGGCTGGCGTGCGTGGTCTTCGGCTTCTCACCAAGACCAAGCATAGCACAGAGGTCATTGAGGCTGTTGCTGGGGAAGCGGAAGTACCTCCGCGCCGCCGTCAGCGTATCCACCGTCTTGTAGGGGCTGGGTGGGTCAAAGCCATGCATGAGCATTCTAGCACTCGCCACCCGGTTGTCAAACTTACGGGCGTTGTGAGCCACCACCACGTCGGCATCATCGAGAAGGTCGCGCAACTTCCGAGTCAGGTGCATGTCGTCCACGTCGTCCTTCATGCAGTAGTTACTGACCTTCTTATCCGACAGCCACTTCCACGATACGGACATGATGTACGGCTCTTCCTCAATCCTGATGAGGTTTGTGTCCCATTTCTCGTAAGCCCACCCGAGTATCGGCGTTATCTCCAAGTCAAATAGGAGAGTTTTGATTCCGTTCATTTTGCTCCCTGTTGTGGATTTCTCTATGGCAATTAGAGCACAGGAGAATGCACTTATCAATCTCCCTCATCAGTACGTCCCAGTTGCCATACATCATGGTCCCAATCCCCCATCCCTTCTTGTCTTTCTCAAGATGGTGGAAGTCTAGAGCGGCGGGAGATTTGTTGTACCCACACAGGATACAGCCACCAAGCGACAGTTTATATTCTGCATACTTTTGCCCGCGAGCATACCTCCACCGCTTGCGGTACTCCCTATTCTGAGTACTCTCCCGAATCTTAGTGTTGTACTCTGTATTCGCGGCGGCGCAGGCGTCACACCTGCATCCATGCCGAACGTACTCGCTCCTAGTCCCGTGCTTCCTTGACATGGCCATGAGAACCTCCTTGGGTGTAATTACATATCGTAATTACATTATACCATAGGTTCCCATAAAGTAATGTCCTCACATATCCTCCATTATCTTAGCCGTGTAGTCTGCAATGAACTCCGCCAGCATCTTCTCATGCCCATGGGCTGCCTTCTTCACAGTCCATGCGGAGTACGTTCCGCCTTCCTTTGTCCGTGTGGCGAGAACAGAGGTGGACATATCCTGCCCACAGATGCCGGTGTACTTGCAGTATGGACGGCGACACCTGCTGTCTGGCTCCAGCACGATGTTCTTCGACCAGTTGCGCAGCACCAACACCTTACCAAGTCGCGGCGGCACATCCGGTAGAGAGGCTCTGGCGGTGTCGAGTTCATCCATGGCCTCACGAGTTGCAGACCACGGCATCCTCACCTCAACCTCTTGAGGCGTGTTCTGCCCACCCCTGTCCCAGTACGAGAGAAGCGGTACTGCATCGAGTTCGAAGGTGTCACGGCAGTACATGTCATAGGCGTTGGCCTGATGGTGGTGCTGCGGGTAGCGTTCCCTTAGGTCGTAGTTGAACGCTCCGGGGTAGATGGATTTCACCTCGATGACCCTACGGCCATTGTAGTCTGCCAGAATGTCGAACCGCCCACCCCAGTTCTCTCGGTCTGGAATACTCACGTCACGCTGGGCCGCTATCAGTATACCCTCCCTCAGCAGGGCCATGGTGAGGTTGTCCTCAATCCTCTCGGCGAGGTCGAACATGATGGACTTGTTGATGAGTTCTTGCTGTGTCTCGTGGTCACGTTCACACTCAGACAGGCGAAAGGTAACTTCCCTTGGGCATTTGCCGATGTCTGAGAGGAACAAACGCTTGGGGTCACGCTCCTTCTCTTCTTTGTCTTGGTCTATATACGCAGCTACCATCGCAGAAAGACTCATAGATACCTCCGGGGGTACCAGACGGTACCCCCATACGCTGTTTCTACTTTCCCCACTTCTTCTTCTTAGCTTTCTTGGTCTTGGGAAAGGCTAAGTTGGGGTCCGTGTAGTCCATCTGTGGTCCAACTGCCTGCTTGCGAGGGTACTTCTCTGGTAGTGAGTCCCGAATGTTTGGTGCCTTCATCAGAACGGCCACGATTAGAACGGGATTTCATCGGGGTCGCCCCCAGCATCCATACCGCCTGTTGCACCAGCAGAGTCAGGCTGACTTTTGGGAGACTCACTCACCCAACCGTACACCACATCGGCGATGGTCTTGAATACGATGGCAAGCTCATCGAGGTCATCCATCACAATGCCCATGCCCTGAGTGCGCTGTCCGATGATGTTCGCGGCGACATTCGCAGCAGTCTGACGCTTGCTCACTTCAGGGTCAAAGTCCTTCTTCATGCCTCCGCCTTTGTTGCCGCCGCCGTAGGAACCGCCTCCACCCTGATAGGGAGCCTTCTCAGGAGGGTCAACCGGGCCATCCCCATCCTTCCAGAACCGAGCCTGATTGACCCACTTCATCTCTACGGGACCACGGGAACCCTGAAAGGAACTGGTGTTGAAGTCAATCTTGTACTTCTCTCCGGCGGCCCAGTGCCCGTTGAACTCTTCCTTATTGCAGTTATAAGTAAGGTTCGCGGTGGACCTGAACTTGGCTGTCCCCGGCTTCGTCGAGGGGAGGATTTCCCGAATCTCAATAACGTGAATCAAAGCAATCTCCTTGTCAGTCCTCTTCGTCCATCAGGTTCTGTGAGCCTATCTGCGCCCCCCACCAGTTCATCGTCGCCACAGACAGCATCCCGATGATGTGGTCGTTACGGTCAAGAGTGGTCATAAGCATCTGCTCTCCATCTGGGGTATTCACTACCACCAGAAAATCCTCCACCTCCCCATTCAGGTTCATATCTCGAACCGTTCTCAGGATGTCTGGCACGGTAACCGGGGAATCAAGAGTGTCTTCAACCTCTACCTCCGCCCCTCCGGCGAGGGGGTGAAGATGCGGGGAGGCGGGCACACCTGCCATGCCAGAGTCTCCGCCGTCTTCGTCGTCATCGGCGAGCGGCACGCTCCGAGGTTGCTCCCATTGGGTCGCCTTGTCCAATGAACACAACGGACACACACATTCTTTTCCGTGGTCATGCAACAGAACCCTCCACTTCTTCTATTGTATCATCTTTTCGGCTGAACACATGCTGATTGCCTGTCAAATAGGGGTGCGTCCAAGGTGTCAGGTGGTCGTGCGCATAGCACCACACCTTCCCCATGTGAGCATCCTTGTAACTACAGACCTCCTTCCCACACGCCTGACAATACCTAGCCTGCGGGCACCTATCTGGTGCTCGTCCGTCATCTTCTATGCGGTGTCCACTGATGTAGTGTCCATCGCTATACGCAGATAGCGTATCGTCCATTGGACCTGATGCCCTTCCGGAGTGAGGCCCAGTCCTCCATCCATTATACATCCCAACATCCCTTCTAGTATTGCCGATAGAACACCATGAACAGTCCGACGCCCACTATCCATGCTATCGATAGGATGGATAGAACCCACTCAGAGAGGCTCATGCCATTTCCTCGGCGCGGGCGCGGTACTCATCGATGACGTCTAGACTGGACGCGCCGATGGGGGACGCGGGGTCGGATGAACCCCAAACGCTTGCGTCCCATGCTAATGACTCGAACGCTCGCGTCAGCCGCACCACCTCGGCCTCGGCCTGCTCGGCACGCTCAGCCAGTTCGACGTTGGCCGTTGCGAGTGCCTGTTGGTTGAGGAGCGCGGCCTCGGCCTGCCTCTTCTCTACCAGCAGGTCGTCTCGGTCCTCGGTCAGCGAATCGCGCTCGACGGTCATGTAGCGCAGCGCGGCCTCGGCCTGCTCTAGCTGCTCGGCGCGCTGGCAGAACTGTGCCTCTGTCAAGCGCACTCTCTCCTTGAGCCACTTGTTCTCGGCCTCAAGTTCGGCGATGGCGGCGTCGGCGTACTTCTCTGGCATCGGGACCGAAATGCCGTTCACCTCGCTTGGCATGGCCTTTCGTCTGTGGTACTCCTCAAGTGCACTCACGACTCTCTCCTTGCGTCTTCCAACCTGGAGCGGAGGTTGCCGTTCAACTTCTTCTGCTCTGCCAGCGCGGCCTCCAGTTCGGCGATGTAGGGCTCCACGATGTCGGGGACGATGCTCGCTCCCCGCGCCCGTTCTGATTTCAGAAACGACACACACTTCTCCCGCGCTGTGTCCAAGTCAGTCATCCCCGTCCCTTTCCACTAGCGGCCCCACCTCGCCGCTCAGGTAACGGGCGAGGAGGTCGGATTGGGCGTCCCAAGCGGCGTCCCCAGCGGCGTCCCGAGCGGCGTCCCAAGCGGCGGCCCCAGCGGCGGCCCAAGCGGCGGCCCGAGCGGCGGCCCAAGCGGCGTCCCCAGTGGCGTCCCAAGCGGCGGCCCCAGCGGCGGCCCGAGCGGTGGCCCCAGTGGCGTCCCAAGCGGCGGCCCGAGCGGCGGCCCAAGCGGTGGCCCACTCCTCGCCGTATTCGGCATACGCGACACATACATCGAGTATCGCGTGCACCAGTTCCGGGTCTTCTGTCAGGTGCGCCACCTGCCTCGCGCAGTCGACCGCGAACAGCCGCAGGTTCGTCTCGTTGTACGTCTCCACCGGGAACAGCAGCCGGATGGTCTCGGATGCGCACTTGTCATCGCCGCGAACCGTCTCGCCCTTGTGTTCGATGACGTAGCAGGCTTCGCCGAGGTGACGGAGCAGTTGCAACTCACCGTCGCACCAATGATACCCAGACTTGCACAGAACCGGCCTCACAGGCGGCAGCCACTCGCCCGGCGTCCACGTCCCGTCTGCGTTCTGGGTCGGCATGTAGTCGGAGTAGTCACCGTGACCGTAGGCCCCGGCCACGCCGGTGAAGGTCTTGTAGTCAGTCATGGTCACCACCATCCCACTAGTCCAAGACCGTGTTCTGTGCACACACAGAGAAATCTGTAGAGGTTTTCCACCTCGTCGAGGTATTCGCCCATTCTATCGCGCATGAAATCAACTCGCTCTGGCGGAATCCATTCTTGGTAGAGGCTTTCATCCGTAGCAGCCTCAAAGATGTGGTTATACACCTTGCCACGGAATGACCCATCATTCCCATTGCCGGAGAACATACCCCCGCAAAGATGGATGTTCGCGTCCATAAATGCTTGCTTCTGCTCGTCGGTAAGAGAGTCTTGGCCGTGTGGAGATGCAAAGGTGTCGAGTCCCATCAGTCTTCCTCCTTGCACTCTCGGTTGAAGGAGTGCCAGCCAGTAGCGGTGGTGCCGCCGTACACAGTGGTCCACTGGATACAGAGACGCTTGGCAGAGCGCGGCCTTACGTTAGCGAGGTACTTACTTCCGTCATGGGGTCTGCTCAACGCTCCTCCTCTGCGCCACTGGCCTTCACAATAGCGGCGATAATGGTGTTGAACTTGCGTTCCTGTTCAAGGAGTCTTGTGCTTAGGTTGATGACGGCCTCCTGTAGGGAGACTATGTGGTCGTAAGTGACGGGGAGGGTGTCAACGACTACCTCATCTTCCTGTCCATCGAACTCGTCGCAGGCTGGCGACTCAGGGTGCTTCTCTTTTCCC